GGTGCCAAAAAGAACTATTGTAGGAAACGGGTGTGCATGGGAATACCAAGGTGCAAGTCCTACTAGAAAAGAAAGTCAAAAAATAGGTGGATGTAGTTGGCACTCTCATGGATTATATAGACCTGAGATAACAAATGCAGGAACAAGTACAGGAACACAATTTACTGCATTTGTGAACGTGGATGACCATTACATACTTCCAAATACTTCAGTAACAAGTTGGGATAGTTTAGGAGGAAGCTCAAACATTACAACAGATACTTTATATTCATATAATCAAACAGCAACGAGATTAGATGCAAATGGAAACTACACAAGTGCTTCTGTAAAAAGTTATTGGCAGGCAAGAGTTACTGGAACTAAAACTTCAAAAGGAACACCTAGCGAAAGCAATGCTAACTTTGTTAGAGCTTGTGTATATGATGATTATAGTTCAAGTACTACTTACTATGCCTATACTGATGAAAAATTTAATAATTATGTTAGAAAAACACAAACAATTACAGCACCAACTACAGTAGGATTACCTAGTAATCCAAGTAATGGGGCTACTACTCATAACTATGGAATGACTTGGACTTATGTAAGTGCAAATACAGCATGGGAAGCTACAGGATATAGTATTTGGCAAACAAAAGTTACTAATGCAGGAAACACTCCTAACTTTGGAGACTTCTGGAAAAGAGGAGATATTTGTGGGAAGAGATTATCTTCTTGTAATCGTAGATTCAATGCAACTCCAATTAGTACCTCAAGTGCTACTTCAAATCCAAAAGCAGATAATGATAATACTAGCGTACTACCATTTGGAGCTTTCCCAGGAAGTTCAAGGTTTGACTAATGTTAGATAGTATTTATAAAGCAGCAGAACAAGCCGCCCCTGAAGAAATGTGTGGTTTAATTATAGAAAAAGATGGAAATGAAGAATTTATAAATTGTGAAAATTTTGCGGAGAATAAATTAAATGAGTTTAAAATTGACCCAAAAACTTTTGTTAAGTATCAACTCATTTCAAAAATAAAATATGTAGTCCATAGTCACTACGACTCAAAATGTGAACCAAGTGACCATGACAAAAAGTGTTGCAAGAGAATGGGCGTACCTTACATGATAGTATCGTACCCAGAAAAGGAGATGTGTATATATGACCCACGTTAAGTTAATGGGAGAATTAGGAGAAAAGTTTGGAACAGATTGGGTATCTGCGGATAACAACATGCGTGATATTTTTAAACTCATAGAAGCACAATGTGAAGGTTTCGCAGAAGAAATGGCTAGAATGCTACAAAAAGATAATGTAGGCTTAGAAATAATACATGGAAAAGACTTACTTATTGAAACAGAAGACGATATTGCAGATATGTTTTTACCTGTAATAAAAGACACAATATACATAACACCTATTCCAGCAGGTTCTGGCTTTGGGGATGTATTCAAGATAGTACTAGGAGTAGTAATTGCTATATTTGCACCTGCGCTTATAGCAACATTAGGTTCTTTTTTAGCTTGTAGTACTGCATTTGGTGGCTTAGGTTTATTTTTAACTGCAAATGCAGCCTTAATAGCAGGAGCAATAGGAGGATTATTAGCACTAAAAGGACTAACTGATTATTTAACTCCTCAAACTCCTGGAACATCTCCTGATAGTTACTTATTTGGTAATGCACAAGAAAATGTAAAGATGGGGAGTCCGGTTCCTTTGCTTTATGGAGAATTAATAGTTCCTGGAGTAACAATAAACTACTCTATGAGAGATCAAAAAACAACAGGTTATAATGCGTCATTTACTTACATAAATTCAACGTCAAATAGCCCAGCAAACAGTGGGGGAGATTCTACAAAATCATCTGCTGTTGTAATGCAAAAATAAGTATGAGAAATATAAATAAAAACGGTACCGCAGCGTCTTCTCCAGTTGGCGTAACACGAAATAGACGAAGAAGTCCTAATCAGGAACAGTCTGTTATTGTCTACGATTTAATATCAGAAGGACCTATTGAAGGACTTATAAATGGAGCTTCATCCATATATTTAGATACTACTCAAGTTTTAAATAATGCATATAAAACTTCCCATAATCCAAAACAAAGTTTTGATGTATCTTACAATGCTAGTACTAATACTATTACTGATAACACAGGTTCTTCTATGTTCTCAGGATATAACTCCAGTAATGGAAGTTATAAAGTTAGAATAGAAGAAGCAAAAAAGACTATTTCAGGAATATCTATAACAGCAGGTAGTAAGACTGTTACTTCCTCAGGAGGTTTTGCTACTAATGATGTTTCAAAAGCATACGTAAGTGGTCAATATTTAAGAATAAAAGAAGGCGGTCCAAATAAAACAACTTTAGTATGTAAAATTACAAAATACACAAGTGCAACTTCTGTAGAAATAGATAGAATGGCAGAAATAACTGCGTCATCTTTAGCAGGTACTATTGATTTATGTGGAACTGTTAGTTCTACTAGCAATGCAAATACAGCTGTAATTACACCTGATACTGGTGGAGATAGAACAGTTGCAAACACAGCGGCTTATATGGATAGCCCCTCAAGTGTAGCAGAATATCAAGCAACAAATTTTAATTATAATTTTGATAACGTAACTTATGGATTTAAAACAGGAGAAAGAAGTCAATCTTATGTAGGTACTGCAGCAGACACCGGCAACGCTTCAGTGATTGCAAATATTAGTAAAACACTTACAACTACTGATTTAAGTGGAATAGGGGTAAGTAATAATTTTAATAGTTATGGATATAGTACTTCAGGAGACGAAACAGCTACTTGGACAGCTAATCCAATTTTTATTACTTCTACTCAAATGAATGTAAGTACTCAAAAATCTGCAGTAGATAGATTAAAACTTACTTTCCAATATGATAATATGCATGCCATAAAGTCAAAAAACGGAAGAGAATGGCCTTCTATGATAGAACACAGAATTTATCTTAGATACAAAAATCCAGGAGATGCAAACTTTACAGAAGACTTGCTATATGGTCCAACAGACTCACAATTATTAGCTAGACCATCGAATAAAAGAGTACACGGTTGGACTTATACTTCTTCAGGAACAGTAGAAGCTTATTGTAAAAATCCTTTTGTAGAAGTATTTGATATTAACTTAGAGCCTTACCAACCTCTTGAAGACTATGAAATAAAACTTGAAACAATTACTCCAATTAATAGAGAACATGGAGAAACTACACACTATAATTCAGGTAGACTTGCTTCTATAGAATCAGTTATTAATGACAAACTTTCTTATCCTTTAGCAGCTTATGGGCAGATGATGTTTAATGCTTCTGACTTTGGAAATGTTCCAGAAAGAGGTTATCACGCAAGAGGATTAAAAGTAATGGTGCCTACTAACTATTCTCCTAACCATGAAGGATATGAAGGAAGCCCCGCACAATATACTAGAAATATTACTACAGGAGCAGTAGGAAGTGACTATGTAGCATGGGATGGAAACTTTAGGGGAGATACAGATGTCTTTGACGCAACTTCTCCTAACTTTGAGAAAGTATACTCTAATAATCCTGCATGGGTTTTCTATGATATAATGACCAATGACCGATATGGTTGTGGAGAGTATATAGACGCTAGTGATATAGATAAATATGCTTTGTTTAAAATAGCAAGATATTGTGATGAATTAGTACCAAATGGAGAAGGAGGTACAGAACCTCGTTTTACAGCAAATGTGTGGTTTACTGAACAAGCAGAAGCTATGAAAGTTGCACAAGATATGTTATCTATTTTTAGAGGTATGATGACTTGGGTAAATGGACAAATTACAATAGAGCAAAATAGAGAAAGGTCTCCAATAGCAGCTTTTAATAAAGGCAATGTATTAGGGGGTTCATTTTCTTACCAGTCAACAAGAAATAGATTTAGATATAATCAAGTTAATGTAACATGGAATGACCCAAAAGCTTTTTATAAAAAAACAGTAGAAATAGTAGAAGATTACGACAACATAGTAGAAACAAGACAAATAAAGAAAAAAGATGTAGTCGCATTCGGTTGCACTAGTAGAGCACAAGCAGTAAGATATGGTAAGTGGCATTTATTTACAGACCAAATGGAAACTGATGTAGTAACATTCCAAGTAGGATTAGAAGGTGTAAATTTAAGTAGTGGAGATGTAATAACAGTTGCTGATGCAGATAGAAACAATCTAAGATTCGGAGGAAGAACTTTAGCTAATTCTACTACTACTAATATAAAAGTAGACTCTTCCTTAGATTTATCAAATACAGCAACCTTCTTTATGGAAGTAGTATTCCCAGAAGGTGGAGCATATTTACAGCAAGATACCGCAACAATAAGAGGAGCTTCTAGAAAAAGAGGAGACTTTATACAATATGCAAATAATGTTGCAGGATCAAATACAGCGCTAACGTCTGAAGCTATAATGATAAATGCAGTAGATGATAGCGATAATAAGTTAGATTTAGTATGGTCTGGTGAGACAAGAGTTGAAAGACAAGAAGTATCAAGTTACAACTCTACAAGTGTTACTGTCGCTAGTGCCTTTACTAGTGCACCTGCAACTCATAGTATTTGGGCAATTATAGAACTTGATGCAGATGGACAAATGGTTCATGGCTCTGCTAAAGAGTATATGATACAGAATATAAAAGAAGACGACCAAGATCCTATATTTGCAATATCAGCAGTAGAATATAATAGGAAAAAGTTTTCTTTAGTAGATAGAGGGTATGTTATAGAAGATTTACCAGAGACAACAAGAATGCCTAGGTACACAGAAAACGTACCATTCCCTACAGATGTAGTATTGAAAGCGGTTCCTCATCAACAAGAAAGTATAGATGGAACAACTGAAGCACCTGAAAGCTCAGCATTAGATTTAGCAATAACCTGGGGGCATCCGAGTACAGATAGAACGGACACAGCCGGAAATACAATTACAAACAAATACGAATTTATAGAATCCTATGAAGTAAAACATAACTTAGGATTTACAGGGAAATTTAAGACAGAGATAATTCCTTCTACGGAAACTTCCTTCTTACTAGAAAACCCTGCACAAAAAATAGGTACGGTACTGGTAAGACTTACCAATACACAAGGTCATTTCTCAAAATGGATAAGGAGAGAAATTGATACTTCCCTAATGGTATTAAAAATACCAACGAGTACTACTTCTAAAATTGGTGCTATAGCAACAGGTGGAGGTTTATCCACTGGGCTAAGTATCAACTCATCAACGGGATTAGCAAGTCTTGGCAGTACAACCTATGATTTTACAAATACAGTAGGAGACCTAATAAGTGTTTCTTCAGGTAATACAGCACAAACAAGTCAAGTATTTTCAGGAGTCAGTGATGGTGGAGAAGCATTTGTAGTTCATGATTTTGATGATGCAGCAGACCCTCTTAAAGCAGTAGAGATAAAAAAAGATACAACTGCAAGAAATCCAAATGTTGGAGATAACAATGAAATTGTATATTACAATTTTGAATATGTATCAGAGGTAGGTGCTGCTAATGCTGGACTCACACAAAAAACAGGTACAGTTTCAATCCCACAATATAGTTCAGAAGTAACAGGTAGTGGAACAAGTTTTACTACAGAATATGAAGTCGGAGATAGAATTATAATTGATACTAGTACTACTCGTTATTTTGCTACTGTTACTTCAATAGAAAGCAATACAAAATTATTCTTAGACCAGTCTGTACCAAGAAGTTATAGTAGTGTAAATATATTTAAAACAAGTTTTATTTCAACCAACCAAGATACAGTAATAGGAAAAGTAACTAGAAGCGGAAGTACATATACTTTGGTTTCTTTCTTATCAGGAGGTACAGGAGAAGATGGTCAAGATGGTCAAGACGGTCAAGACGGTCAAGACGGTCAAGATGGACAAGATGGTCAAGATGGAACTGCAGGTGATAGAGGTAGAAAAATACAAGAGATTATTTTATACTACAAACAAACCTTTAATAATGCAA